TTACTTTTAAATTACAATCAGATGACAATTCAGATTTCACAAGTGCAACAGATCGTGCAACATTTACAGCTTTAACAGCAATAGGTTCAGAAATTAAATCAGTTGCAGGTGCAGTAACCGACCAATATTGGCGACTAAATTATACAATAACTGGAACTAATCCTAGTTTTGGTATTCACGCAACTATCGGCATAGAATAACACACACAACAACACTTCTTTATTAACTTATACAATTAAGTTTGAAAGGAGTTACATTGGCAACATTTGTATTAAATAACGCTAGTGTTACATTAAACAGCGTGGACTTATCAGATCACGTACAAAGCGTAACATTAGACATTACAGCAGACGAAGTAGTTACAACTGCAATGGGCGATACATTCGTTTCAAGAACAGGGGGACTTAAAGACGGTTCACTTGCTATTGAATTTCAACAGGATTTCGCTTCATCAGAAGTTGACGCTACATTGTTCCCATTGTTAGGTTCTACAACTGCATTTATTGTAAAAGCAGACGCAGGATCAACAAGTTCAACTAACCCGGCTTATTCGGGATCTGTACTTGTTAATTCACACGCACCAGTAGCTAACGGTGTAGGGGAATTAGCAACTATGTCTGTTACATTCCCAACAAGTGGTACAATTACTAGAGCGACAAGCTAGTAAAAGGAGTACACACTATGAACGGTGGTTACGAAATAGAGTACCAAGACGGGAAAAAAATAGAAGCTGATATTAGACCAATAGATTTAGTTCAGTTTGAAAGACAATTTGATGTAGGATTTAGTGCCTTAGCTGATCCCAAAGAAGCAAAGTATGAACACGCTGCTTATTTGGCTTGGCTAGGTGCTAAACGAAAAGGGGAAACTAAAGACTTTGACGGATTTTTAGCCGAGGTTAAAACCATAAAGGAATTTTCTAGTGATACCCCAAAAGTTCAATCCTAACTTCTATTGCGCAACTAAGTCTAGCAACCGGGATTAGTCCCAATGAGTTGCTTAATAGCGATATTGGAATAATAAACGCATTAGTAGTTGAAATAGAAAATAGGAATTAATGGCGATAGCAAAAGCAAGGACAATAGGCGTAACAGGTGCATTAGGTGTATCTGGTCTAAATGACTTACTAAGACAATTTAAAACACTAGATAAAGAGATAAATAAAACTATCCGACGTGTAAATATTGAAATTGCAAAAGAAGTAAGTAATGACGCTATAAAATTAGGTAAGCGTCAAACCGTAGGTGGTCGTCCAGTACATAGGCGAGATCGTGCAGTACGTGGCATTAAAGCACGTGCAAGACAAAACCAAGCGTCTATTGAACTACAAGGCCATAAAAACGACGCAGTTCTTTCTTTAGAACTTGGTCGTATATTTCAACCAGTCCCAGTAAATAGAAAAAATGGCGATAAATTTAGATATTATAGACAAAAAGACTTAGGTAGATTACCTAATTCAAGACCGGGTGCAGGTAGATTATATAGAACATTTGTAGGGGATCAAGCATTTAGAACTGGTTTTGGTGGTTATGTTGTTGGTAAAACAATTAAAAACGCTTTACCAAAAATAGCTGATGAATATTTAGATCGTGTATTTAAAGCAATAGAAGATCAAATGGAAATGAATAAAGTTGTAAATATACCAATTAGATTTGCAACAGACAATACAAGAGTTTTAGGCAAGATAACAAGGGCAGCATAATATGGGGGAAAAAAGATTAAGGTACGCGTTTATTGGGGACGCAAAAAGTTTAATAAGTGCAACACGTAAATCAGATACAGCTTTAGGTAAATTTAGTAGAGGTATAGGCAAAGTAGGGGTAGCAGCTGCACAAAGTTTTGCAGTTGTTGGCACAGCAGCTATTGCAATGGGTGCAAAAGCACTAACAGTAGCGTCAGACGCAGAAGAAGCAGGTGCAGCATTTGAAACTACATTTGGTCAAGCAGCACAAGATACAGGTAAGTTTGTAGAAGAATTTGCTAATAAAGCAGGTTTAGCGTCGTTTGAATTAAAACAATTATTAGCAACTTCTGGTGCAGTTTTACAAGGTATTAACTTTACAGCAGAGGGATCAGCAAACTTATCAACAAAATTAGCAACACTTGCCGGGGACGTAGCTTCATTTAGTAACGTTCAAGGTGGTGCAAAACCAGTATTAGAAGCATTTACTAAGGCACTATTAGGCGAACGTGAAAGTTTGAAAACATACGGTATTGCGATACTTGAAGCTGATGTAAAGACAAAAGCATTTGCAATGACTGGTAAAACATCAGCAGCAGAACTAACAAAACAAGAAAAAGCATTAGCAACTTACGAATTATTATTAGAAAAAACAACAGTTCAGCAAGGCGATCTAAATAGAACGCAAGACGGTTTCGCTAACGCAAGTAGGCGTGTACAAGCAGAATTAAAAGAATTACAAGTACAAATGGGTAATGAGTTGTTGCCAATAGCAACGGAACTTATGCCAGTATTTAGCGAATTAATTACTTCACTTGGTACTGGACTTACCCCGGTAATGAAAGAAATAGCACCAGTTATACAAAGAATTGTTGACATATTTAACATACTTGCACCAGTTCTTTTACCGTTATTAGAAAAAGGATTTGCAATATTAGCCAAATCGTTAGATTTAATTGTTATAGGTGCAGAGGGTGCAGTTAGTGTATATGAAGCATTGACAGACGAAACAGGCGAACTAAACAGTTTTACACACGATTATATTGGCACAAATAAAGATTTGACTGGTGCATTAGAAAATACAAGTTTTGGTACTAAAGAACTAACTGCAAAAGAAAAGGCATTAGAAATACAAATGGCAAGATCAATAGCAATGGACGCTTTTTACTTGCAACAACATAAAGACAGAATAAAAGCTAGTAACGACTTACAAGTTGAAGTACAAAACGAAGATGATATGATTGGCGACTTAATCCGTACAAATCAAGCTAATACAGACGCTATACGCAACCAAGCAGAAGAAATACAAAACAAATTATTACCTAACTTGTCAGCATTGGTAAGTGCAAGAAATAGAATTATAGCAATACAAGAAAAAGAAGAAAACGCTACTAAAGCGTTGACAAGGGCAAAAACAGATTTGATTGAAGCAGGTCAAGATTTACTTGACATAGATGATGACATAGAACGTAGTAATCGTGATCTAGAGGACGCAAATAGTGCAATAGAACAAGCAGAAAAAGATTTAACAGAAGCTAAAGTTCAAGCAGCAAAAGTAACTGATGAGGAACGTTTAGCAATACTTAGACAAGAAGAAGCCGTAAACCAGTTAATAGAAGCACAAGACGGATCAGAAATTAAAACACTTGAACTTGCAATAGCTAGAGAACGTTTAAACGAGTTAAATAATGAAGCTACTGGTAGTAATAGCGACGTAGAGGACGCAGAACGTAAGTTAACACAAGCTAAAGAAGAAGCTGTACGTGTTGAAGAAAAAATAACAGACTTACTAGAACAAAAAGAAAAACTAAGACTACGTGAAATACAATTAGCAGATGTTGTTAAAGAAAGACAAGAAGCATTAAATAAAGTTAGTAAAAATAATATTGATGTGTTAATTGCCTTAGCAGAAGCACAAGAACGATACAATGCAGCTTTACTTGCTTTAGGCGACGGTAAAATGAACGCAGCATTTGACAAAGTAGCTGATTTAACTGAAACAACAGCTGAAAATGTTGAAAGTGCGTTAGATAATATGGGCATTGATACAGGTGGCGACAAAATAACAGGTAAACCACCTAAAGTAGTAGATCCATTAGCAGGTTTTAACGCTAGACAAGCAGCAGATAGAAATGCAAATGCAGCAAGAGGATTAGCAACAGCAGGTGCAATGGGTGGTGCAAGTAGATTTGGCGAAACAACAATAAACTTTAATGGTAACGTTGGTAACGAACAAGACGCAGCTAATAAAGTAGTTGAAGCACTTAAAAGATATGAAAAAACTAACGGCAATCTAAGTCGTACAATAAATCTTAACTAATGGCTAAACCAACAGTACGTGTACGCATTGGGTTTACTGCAAACGAATTTACTTTAGACGATCTAGTACGTGGTATTTTAGACACAGGTCAACTTGGTGGTGCAGTAACTTTAACAGATGTAACAACAGACGTGCAAAGTGTTAGTGTTAATCGTGGTAGATCAAGAGATTTAGACAGCTTTTCAACAGGTTTTGCAACCGTAAGACTGTTAAATAATGCTAGAAAATACGAAAATACTAATACGTCAAGTCCTTATTCGCCGGGTATTGAACCGTTAATTGTGTTACACGTTGACGCAACAACAGACGGTGGTTCTAATTATGAAGATATATTTGTTGGTTTTGTAACAGATATTGGTTTAAGTTACCCGGACAGTAGCAACTCATTCGCTGATTTTGCTGCGTCAGACGGTTTTATGAAATTAGCTAATACAGCACTTATTAACGCTTCGTTTGGTAGTCAAACAAGTGGTGCTTTAGTAAGTAGTGTATTAGATAACGCAAACGTTAAGTACTCAACGAATAGAAATATTGAAACAGGCGTATCTACAATGCAAAGTTTAAGTGGTATTAGCGACAATACGTTAACGGTATTGCAACAAATAGAGCGTTCAGAAAACGGTTTATTGTTTATGGATAGATCTGGAACTTTACAATTTAAGTCAAGACATACAACGTTCCCTAGTACACCTAGTGCAACATTTAGTGATGACGGTTCAGATGTACCGTATTTACAAGTAAATTATATAAATGATGACAATGAGATATATAACATTATAAACCTAACACGTGTTGGTGGATCAGCACAATTAGCACAAGACGCAGGTAGCCAAGGTAAATACCTTATTAGAACATTGCAAAGAACTGGTTTATATAACAACAGCGATACAGAAGTGCTTGCAGCTGCTAATTTTTTACTAGGTAAGTTTAAAGACGCAATTATACGTTTTGATGATTTAGTTGTTGATCTAACAGAAGCTAGTACAAGTAACCAGAACACAGTTTTAGCTAGAGAAGTAGGCGACGTAGTAAAAGTAGAATTAACACCACCGGGTAGTGGATCGCCAAGCCAAATAACAAGCAATGAAATCATAGACGGCATAAGTTTTAACATAACGCCAGATTTATTTACAATTACTTATAAGTTGTCAAATGCTGATGTTCAAGCGTTTATGCGTTTAGATAACGCATTATTTGGCATAATTGGTACAGATAAACTAGGGTATTAATGACAAACACCTATGTAAACACAGTAGAAAGGATAAACTAAAAATATGGCAAACGGATTTAAGGTATTTTCTACCGGCGAAGTTTTAACAGCAGCAGATGTAAACGATTACTTAATGGAACAATCCATAGGTATATTTGCTAATTCAACAGCTAGGGACGCACAAATAACAAGTCCAATAGAGGGACAATTTTGCTATTTAGCAGACAGTAACGTATTACAGTTTTATAACGGATCTAGTTGGGCTTCATTTATAGGCGAGGGCGACATAACCGGGGTAACTGTTACAACAGCAGGAACTTCTGGTTTATCTGGTGGTGCTACGGCTACCTCTGGTGCATTTTCATCAACATTAGTTATTTCGCCTAATAGTGCTACATCAGCTACCGTAGCTTCGGGCGATATAGTTTTAATTGGCGACGCTAGTGATAGCAACGCCGTAAAGAAAACAACAGTAGCCGACATTGTTGCACTTGCGCCAGCAGGTGTATCATTAGGATTAGTATTAGCGTTAAGCTAAAGAAAGGATTTATTTCATTATGAGCGATACCTTGCATTCTGTACAGGGCGTTTTAGGAACATCAACAGCAGACATTGTTGACGCAGTTCCGTCATCTACTACCGAAACTTGTATTGGTATATTAGTTTCAAACGTAAGTGGATCAAGCGCAGACGTTACCATAGATTTAAGCGTAATTAAGTCTGGTGGTACACTACGACACATTTTGAATAATGTTTCACTACCATTTGGTACAACAATAGAAATACAAACCAAAATCGTGCTAGAAACTGGGGATAAACTTCAAGGTTTATGTTCAGCTGCTTCTAGTGGGGAATATAACGTTTCATTCTTACGACAAACTTAGAAAGGTAATTTATGCCTTATCTAGGTACACAACCAAATGATGTAAAAAAGAATACAGGTTTATACACACCTAGTGAAATACTGCAATTAACTAAAGAGGGTAGTTGGGGTGGCTCATTAGAACTTATTGAGGAACAAACTGTTAGTGGCACACCGACAACTATTAACTTTACAACTTTAAAAGAAGATATTTATGATGTTCACTTTATGACTTATAGCAATATGCACGGACAATCAGGCACTCCACAAGATATGGGCGTGAGAGTATCAAATGATGGTGGTAGTAGTTATGAAGCGTCTAACTATACTTTTGCAAATCTAGATGGTAGAACAAATGGAACATTTTCTGAAGTAAGAGACACAAGTAGCAACAGATTTATGATTGCACCAGATTTAGATAATGAAACTAATGCAAGTTTGAATGGGTATATTTATTTTTACAATTTAGGGGATAGCTCTAAATATAGTTTTGTTACTGATATGAATTTTATATTTCAATCAGCAGTCGGTGGCAGGTTTAGATGGGGTGGCTCAGTTTATATGGTTCCAGAAACTATAAATGCACTAGCACTTATTACAAGTATAGGTGGTGGTTTTAGTGCAGGTAATGTGAAACTCTTTGGGGTCAAACAATGAGTAACCTAAGATTAATTAATGAAACTACTGCTAGTTCTGTTTCTACACTTTCAGTTACAGATGTATTTAGCTCAGATTTTGATATTTATAAAATAGTCATTAATAACACAGATTTAACAACAAGTGGAAATAATGCACAAATAAAAATGAGATTTATAAATGCTAGTGGAAGTATTGTAACTGATACTGATTATGATTTTGCTTACTTAAATTTAAAAACATCATCAAGTTTTACTGAAGCAAGAAATACTAATCAATCTGCAATAGAGGGAAATATATGGCTTGGGGAAGATACTGCTGATAGTGGAGGTTTAGTTATTTATGTTTTTAATCCTTATAATTCAGGTAGATATACATTTAGTTTATTTCAAAGTTTTTCTGCATTAACTACTAACAATGGCTATGGAACAAAAGGTATTGGGGTGTTAGAGCATATATATAGTATGAGTGGTTTTCATTTATTATTAAGCACAGGAAGTTTTGACACAATAACAACAAAGACTTATGGATTGAGAGTAGATAGCTAATGGGATTAGTACAAGTAGCAACAAATACAGTAACAAGTGCAGTAGCTAGTGTGACCTTGACAGGCATAGATAGTGATGATGTGTATATGTTGGCTTATAATAATGTAGTTCCAGCTTCTGATAGTTATCCTCTTTATATGAGATTTACTGAAAGTGGAACTGCAAACTCAAGTTCTAATTATGATATTGCTGATAAAGATTTGAGAGCAAGTGAAACTTTTGCAATTGATTATGGGGCAAATCAAAGTTTATTTTCTTTTTCACACGCTTCAGGTAATGACACAGGAGAGCAAACAGGTGCGATTATTTACATATATAACGCCAACAATAGTTCAGAATATACTTTTTGTACTTTTGAAAATTATTATATGGTTAGTACACCCAAACTAAGAGGCAGACAAGGTGGAGGAGTGTTTACTTCTACTAGTTCTGTTGACGGAGTTTCACTCTTTTTTGGTAGTTCTCAAAATACTGCAAGTGGAACTTACACATTGTACAGGGTGGTTTAAATGAGTGAATATGGATATATACCAGAAGCACCAGAACAAAGTTTTGGAAATAATAAAGGGATCTTTACACCTAAAGATATTTATGATTTAACAAGAGCAGATAAATACACTAACTATGG